GCGACGCCGCAACTGAGTTTGAGCGCAGACCGTTTGGGCAGGAGTTGGCTCTGTGTCAGCGGTATTATGAAAAGAGCTACGATCAAGGCACGGCACTGGCTACTTCTACCGCTACTGGATTAAGGAATTTTTACGCCACTGGCATTCTTAACAACTACAAGTTTGCGTCTATTCCATTCTCGGTATCTAAACGGGCTGCATCAACCGTTGTTATTTACTCCAGATCGGGACTTGTTGGTTCTGTCAGCGATGGCGATGAAGCAAACTACCTCGCGGCTTCTGCTGCTAATGTTGGCACCGGGAGTTTTCAAGTTTTGAACTCGTCCGGTAGCACAATGACTCCGTCTGGAGGGATAATGAGCCTCCATTTCGCTGCCTCCGCCGAACCCTAATCCATGAGCGGCACAAAAGACACCAATTGGCGCAGCTACGTTGGACCCGCCGACAATGGGATAGTTGTGGACGCAGCCGAATGGCAGGCTCCGCTCGATCCCGAGAACTGGGATGACTTAGTAAAAGGCTCCAATGTTTCACATCTCTGCGTAAAAGGTCTCACCATTCCAGCCGCACGAGAGGACAGTATAGACTTTGTTCGTGGCAAAAACTACGTTGTGCAGCATTGTAAAGTGGGCGGCAGCATTACGGTTAAAGGTTCTGTCAACGGGCTATCGCTCTACGGATGCGCTATCTCGGGCACGGTTGAGCTGGGCCAATATGACAACTATTGGACGAAGGGTCGCGCACCAACGCGCAACGTGTCGATTATTGACTGCAATTCACCGGACGGCTCGCCTATCCGTGTAAAGGTTTGGGACGCTGAGATGCCGTTCTGCCAGAATAGCAAAGTAAAGCTCACCAAGATACCAAAGTGGGTTTGGTTTCCGTATTTTTGGTTTCGTAGCCTCACCAACCCTAAAGCAGCCTAACCATGCTCGACCTCTTCACAAACGCACTAGGCGGCGGCGCACTCGGCGTTCTATTACGCATTGGTAATGGGTTCTTTGAGAACTTTAAGGCCGGTCAGGATCACAAGCGCGAGCTAGAGAAGGCCAAGGCTATGGCGTCTATTGCGGCTGATAAGGCTCAATGGGAAGCGTTCACTGCTAGTCAAAATGCGGCGATTGCACCTGTAAACACCGCACCGTGGGCGGCGAATGTCATTACCCTGTTCCGTCCAGCCATCACGCTGCTTCTCCTAATTCTTGTTACTATTGTCTTCTTTAATGTCCCAGCTTTTGAACAAGCTGACATGGTGGACGAGGTGCAATTCGCGGCTTTCAATTGTGTAGGCTGGTGGTTTGGCGACAGAATGACCCGTAAGCGATGAACTCCTACGAGAAAGACATCTTGGTGGCATCCACTCCAGCAGCAGCCTCATTGGGCCTGAGCCAGATTAACAATCTCATTGGCATCATTGGTGGTCTGGTGGGATTGGTCTATCTCATTTGGAAATGGCACAAGGAATACAAGAAAGAATGAACCCTCGTAAGCTACCCTGTAACAGTCCAAGGCGGGACATTAGCGGCGGCAAGAAGTCGGTAGTCCGCGCCTGTGCCAATGGGAAGTCCAAGGTGATACGTTTCGGCGACGCCAACATGACCATCAAGAAAAGCGTGCCTGCTCGTAAAGCCTCCTATTGCGCCCGTTCTGGCGGCATTAAAGGCACCTCAAACAAGCTCTCAGCCAACTACTGGAGCCGAAAAGCATGGTCGTGTTAATATATTTTTATGATGATGAAAAACGGAAAGTATATGTCTAAGAAGCAAATGATGAAGCACGAGAAGAAGGAGAAGAAAGAGAACAATAAGAAGGACTACGAGGGCTTTGGCAAAGCAGCCTACGGCAAACGTAAGCCCAGCTCGTGAGGTCCACCGTAAACAGCGCAGGGGTTTACACCAAGCCCACCTTACGGAAGCGCATCTTTGAATCCGTTAAGGCTGGAAGCAAGGGTGGTAGGCCGGGGCAATGGTCGGCCCGCAAGGCACAACTTATGGCTGTCCGCTACAAAAAACAGGGCGGCGGCTACAAGACGGCCAAATGAAACCCCAACAGCGTAGCCTAGTCAATTGGACTAGCCAGAAATGGCGCACGGCTTCAGGCAAGCCCAGTCTGAAAACTGGAGAACGCTACCTACCATCAGCAGCTTTCAAGGGGTTAAGCCGCGCTGAAATTGCGGCCACCAATGCGGCCAAACGTAAGGGAATGAAGGCTGGTAAGCAGTTTGTAAAGCAGCCTAAGTCCATTGCGCGTAAGACTGCCGCCTACCGTTAATCATGTTTCTTGCAAAAGAAAACAACCTGAGCGGTAGGGTATGATGGAACAATGGCTCGTTACAATACTTTTGGCGAAAAAGACAATCAGTTCAATGATGAGGTGGACGTTGGGTTTTCACGAATCAATGCCCGATTGCGCCCCGATCAACTAAAGACTGGCGAGCTGGCTGTGTCCATTAACGGACGCATGGACATTGATGGGGCTTGGCAACCGCGAAAAGGGTCTAATGCTTTTGGCCCTGAACTGGGTGATAGTAGCGAAGCGTTAATTGTGCCGTTCTACGTTTGGACTAATAGAACGATTAGCAGTGCAACTCGTAGCATAATAACAATTAGCATAACAACTTCTGTTGCTCATGGGTTTATTACAGGCACGCAAGTGGGCATCTTTGGGCTCACTGGATCAGTTGATCCCAATGGAAATCGCACTGTAACCGTCACTGGTTCAACAACATTTACATTCACCATCACAGGTGCGACAGGCAGCGAAACCTATTCAATTGGCGGCAGCAACTTTGCCGGGGCTCCATTTCTTAGCAGCAACATCAACAACGCCTACGGCTCTTGTTTGTTCTCAGACCCGTCTGACGACAATGACGAATACTTCATCATTGCTCTGAACAAGAACGCCATCGCGGTTAACTGCATTACAGGAACATCCACTGACATTGCCTATCCCGCCAGCATTACCATTACGGATGATGTTGAGATGATTCAAGCCTTCAACAAGGTGTTCATCTTCCGCGATGGGCTTACGGCACTCTCTTGGAATGGTAGCCTTGTAAGTAGCCCAGCTTTCGTTAAGGTGGCAAACGGCACCTACGCCAACACAACGTATTACGAAGCAGCCAGTAATACAACCATTACGGATGGTATAGCTACGGTAAGCGAAACAGCTCATGGTCTTGCTGTTGGCCGCCAGATTTTTGTCATTGATAATGGCACAACTGCTCTGGTGGAAAATGGTGTGGGTTACGTTGTTGCGTCAGTTCCCACCGCTAATAGTTTTACATTCTTTGCTCAAGTTGCAGATCATGGAGCCCACAAGGTTATTTATTCTGTGGCTCAGTCACAAGGGATTGGCTTTGTTCGTATGCCCGCGCCCCCGTGGGGAGTCTATCACCAACGGCGCATCATTGCCCCCTACTACTACACCTCAACAGGAACATCTGGCAGCGAAGTCATTACTAGCCGCAACGTCCGAGATGAGTTGATATTCTCCGACATTTTTGATTCAGACACCTATGACCACATTCAAAACCAGTTCAAGGTTACGGCGGGCATTGCTGACTATCTCCAGTATGTCCACCCGTTCACGGACGACAATGCTGTGGTGCTCAATCGCAATAGCATTCATCTTCTTAGCGGATTGTCAGGCACCCTGACGGATATTACACTCAAGGAAATTACACGCGAAGCTGGGCTTGTAGCCCGTCGTTCCGTTGTAACCATTGCCAATCAAATCTTCTTCCTTTCAGACAACGGAGTTTACGCAACAGCCTTCGGCGACCTCTATAATCTTCGCGGAGCAGGACTCCCGTTGTCTGACCCAATTGACCCCATCATCCGTCGAATCAACAAGGAGTATGCTGATAAGTCGGTAGCCATCTATCACAACAATCGCTACTACATCGCGGTGCCATTGGATGCGTCCATTTACAACAACGCCATCCTTGTTTACAACCTACTCAATCAAGGCTGGGAGAGCATAGATTTGATTGAGCAACAGGGCTGGGACGTAGCCAACTTCATTACCTCTGGGGCGGGCGGCGTTAATAGGCTCTTTGCCATCAACCGTTTTGGCGGCATTAACGAAATGGAGTTTCGCGTGGATGACGTTGACAACATCTACACCTTCCCCGGTCTTCCAGCCAGCTTCTACCATGTTGAATCTGAAGCCCTAACCCGCGAGTTCACCTTCCAGAGCCCAGAGCGTAAGAAGTTTAACAGCTTTGAAATCCATACGGAATCCAGCGAAACCAACAACTCTGACGCCATTATTGATGCTGTGTCCGAAAACTTGGACAGCGACTTTGAGCTTGGCACCATATTGGGCATTCTAGGCGAGGTGCTTCCAGTGGGCGAAGACTCATCCTTGCGTGGTAGAATCGGCAACATTAGAGCTTACGGAATGCAACTTCGATATACTCCGACTGCTGGACGACCCAAGTTGCGCTTAGTAAAACTCACAGCATCACCTACATTTAGAGCATTAACACAAGCCTCATAACATGGCAATTCTATCCAAAGGAGCAACAATTGTTGCCGACACGCAAGTTAGTGCAACCAACCTCAATAACTTGGTGGATGCAGCTACGTTTTTATCTGGTGCGGTGGACAGCACTACCACTCAGCTTTCTGGCGGTGCCATCATTGTTAAGGACGGCGGCATCACTCCAGCCAAGATAAGCACAGGTGGCCCAAACTGGACTTCTGGTGGTGTTGTTTCCGCTACATCTTTTTCTGGTCCTCTTACGGGTAGCATCACCTCAAGCATTGCAGACATCACCCTTCTTGATTTACCCCCAGAATTGGGCTATCCCACAAGCGGCACTATCACCCTCAATCTTGCGGTTGCTAGTAATGCCAAAATTGAACTCACTGGTAATAGCACCTTTGCTATCTCCGCTCCTGCTTCTGGTTACATTACTATTGTGGCCTTAAAGAATGCTACGGCTGGCACCATCACTACAACTTGGCCTGCTTTTACTTCTGCTGGTGGTAGTTTCCCTGCGTCCCTAACGGCTGGGCAAGCAATGGTGCTAAGGCTCTATTCTTACGGCACAACCACAGCAAGCGTTTACGCAGTTTCTTCCCTCTAATTTTATGCCTTACGACCCACAGACAGGCGAGTATATACCCGACATGGGGCAAGGACCGGCGGTTAACGCTCCTGCGCCAAACCCGTTTGGATTTGATCCCGGTGATGCTACCAGTAGGTATCTTTCCTCTGTATCTGACCCACGGATTCTTGCGGCCCTACTTGGGGCGGAAGCTGCGGCACGTCCTCAGTTTGGTGCTCAGGGTCTTAGAGACCTTGGCCAATTTCAATCTGGCACACCACAATTTAATGCTCAGGCATTTCTTGCCGCTCGGCCTGACATCCAAAATAATTTTAATAACGACCCCAGCTATGGTCAAACATACGGAAGCCTAGAGCAATACGCTAAGGCTGCTGCTGACGCCGCAGGGCTTACGTCTCAATTTACAACTAACCAAGGTGGTAGCCTTGATTTGTATAAACAAGCTGCTGGTGTTACCAGTGGCGTAGAGACGGCGGCAAATACTGCCCTACGCACGGCGGGAGCGGCAGATGTTGCTGCTTTAGCTCCTCAACTTGCAGCCACCTACAATCAGCTAAACCCGGAGATTCAAGGGAGTTTACAACGCGCTGAAGCCTTGAGGCGAGTTCCTGATGCCTACGCCCCAATGCGGACGGCGGCTTTTAATGCTCAACAGTTTGGTGATCTTCAGTTCAATCCAGCCCAAGCCTCTTTGCTGGGTAGTGCCCCACAGGTAGGTCTTGGTGGCTATGATGCCGCACAGGCTTCGGCTCAGGGCTATAACGCGGCTCTAGCGCAGTCTCAGGGCTACAATGCTCAACAAGCACAGTCGCGGGGTTATGAGTCTCAGGGCTACACCCCGCAAGGCTATCAAGCTGCTCAAGCTGCCAGCGGTATGCAGGCAGAGGCTGAACGCCTAGCCCGTGGTCAACTTGGTCAATCTCTTTACACCCAAGCTCTGCAAGCTGGCCCTAGCCAAGCTGCTCAACTATTAGGTGGTCGTGCGGCAGAATTTGCCGGTAGCACAGGTGGTCTTTCC